AAACTGGTCAGTACAAATACAAAAAGAATATAGAAAATGAAAGATGCAAGTCACTTCATACGAAAACAAGTTTTTGATGCACTTAATGGCAACATAACACTTAACTCTGCAAATGTACCAGTACATAATGTTGTGCCTTCATCAGCGACCACGCCATATATCTTAATAACATCTGTATCAAATTCTATAGCAGAAGATATTAAAGACACTTATCTAAATGAAATAATTACTGATGTAGAGATTGTTACTGCATTTGATACTAATACTGGAGGACAGTTAGATGCAAACTTAGCTATGAATCAGATCACACAAATACTTGTTGATAGGACATCGTTCTTTGATATGGCTTCTAACAACTTTAAATGTATTTCTGCACAAAGTAATGGTGTAGCTTATATAACGGTTGATACGGACACAGAAACGATTTATAGAGGTATTTTAACACTATCAAACCTTGTTGAGGAATTATGAGATTAGAATTATATAGATTTAGTTCACAAAAAGAAAGTACCTTAGGGTTATTATTTTTAGTGAACGATGAAACAAACCAAAAAGATTTTCTATGCTTTACTCTCGAAGATGAAAAACGTGAGGTCAAAGTTTATGGAGAAACTCGCATACCTCAAGGCACTTATCAAATTAAATACAGAACGGAAGGAGGTTATTTCGCTAAATACAAGAAAAGGTTTCCTGATCTTCACAATGATTCAAGAGGTGTCTTACACATTACTGATGTTCCTAATTTTAAGTATATTTTGCTTCATTGTGGTAATTCTGCTGACGATTCGGATGGTTGCATCATATTGGGAAATGTGGTATCGCAAAATATTACGAAAGATGGATTTCTAGGACAATCTACCGATTGTTATAAAAGAATTTATCCAATACTAGCAGAAATTTTAGATACGCAAAAACATCTATCAATTAAAATAATTAATTTTGAAGAAATCTAAATCAAAAAAAAATATTATGCCTAAAGAAATACTAGACAAAAAAGTAGCTATTGATCTTGATTCAGATGGTCGAAGCGATATAAAATTAGACATCAAGTTCATCGGACTTTTGGTCGGTGGTATCATATCACTTACAATGACATATTCACAATTAACGGCAGAGATAGAAGTTGCTAAAACACTTCCTGAATATAAAATTGAACAAGATGATACTAAAGTAATCAATCAAAAAATTGATTATCTAATAAAAGAATTAGAAAAATACGAAGAACAAACTAATAGAAGATTAAATAGTTTAGAGGATAAGGTGTATAAGAAATGAATCCTAGAACTAAATTTGCTATAGTATTATTATTTTTATTTTTTATATTAACAATATTTATTCAAAGTTAAATGAAGTTATTAAGCGATATATCTTTATCAGAAGCTGATGTAAATAAACAGCTAAAAACTACACAGACAATATCTAAGATTAATACATTGATGGATGTTGCAGATGGTCTTAAAGAATGGGAGGGTGTACAAAGGATAGAAATATTTTTAAGAATAGAACATAAATTAATTGATTTAATAGATGACTTGTAATGGATGTATTTTTATTGGGAACTGTTCTTCTTATTGCATTTATGTATAGTGCTTTTCTTATCTATATATGGACTAACGATAAAAAATGAACAAAATAATAACTAAGATATTTGGTGATGCAGGTGTTAGTGTTGTTGATAAGATAGCAGGTGTTGCAGATCGTTTTATAAGAACGAAAGACGAGAAAGCAAAATTTCAAAAAGAGATGGAACAAATTTGGATTCAAGCTGAATCTGATATGCAAAAAAATGTTACTGAGAGATGGAAGTACGATATGATTAATGGTAACGTACTTAGTAAATCGGTAAGGCCTATTGTACTTCTTTTCTTAATATTTTCTATAATAATTTTAGTATTTGTAGATTCTGCTAGTATAAAGTTTGAAGTATCTAGCGAATGGCTAGAACTTTTAAAATTACTTCTGACTGTTACTGTATCTGCTTATTTCGGAGGAAGGTCATACGAAAAGGTGAAGAACAATGGCTAAAAGATTTTATCCAAAGGCATACGAAAAGAAACCAAAGAAAAAAAGAAAAGGAATACATAGTAAAAATAGAAATACAAATAATAAAAACGGTAAATACTATAGTGGCACAAAATACAGAGGACAAGGAAGGTAAGATTTGTGCAACTTGCAATAAGTATAAACCTTTATCTCGTTACTATAAAAGACAGAATAAGAAACCTGAAATACATTGTCGAGATTGCAGAAATAAAAAACGTGAAGAAAACCATAGACATTGGAAACAACAATTCATATATAAACTATCAACACACATAGATATTAAATGTGTTCGTTGTGGATACGATAAGAATTTTAGTGCTTTAGACTTTCACCATACAAAAAGAAAAAAGTTTGCAATAGCTAGAGAGATCAGAAACTTATCAAAAAAAAGTTTTTATGATGGTAAAGTTGATCGTATATTAACAGAGATAATGAGCAAATGTGAAGTGCTATGTTCTAACTGTCATCGTGAACATCATAACAAGCATATAATGAAAATGAAAAAATAGTATATTTGTAAATAAAATAATCTTATGGGTACAGCACTTACTGGAAATACTATAGCATCCTCGTATTTAGGACTTTTAAAAAGCACAGATTCATTAGCGATAGGTGGAACAAAAAAAATAATTACAGATGGTGCAGGTAATAATCTTCCATTTGGCATTTCAACATCATCCTTTACATTTAATGCAGGTGCAGTCGATGTTCCTACTCTATCTATTGGAACAATAAATGAAGGATTTTATCAACCTGCTGATGAAACTATTGGTGTTACTGTTAATGGTACAGAAGTTGCAAGATTTTCAACTACTGGATTAAGTTTAACATCAAATGGTTCAACTGGACTATTTGTAAATCGAACAACAAGTGATGGAAGTATTATTACTTTACAAAGCTCTGGAACAGCTATTGGTATATTTAGTTCAGGTTTATCAGGTTCAACTAAAGTATTAAAAATAGACAGTAATACATCTGATGGAGAAATTAGATTTCAAACAAGTGGTCAACCAAGATTACAAATTAAAAATAATGGTCAATTACAATTTAATAATTATGGTGGTGGTTCTATTACTGGAACAGTAACGCAAAGACTTGGTGTAACTTCATCAGGTCAAGTTGTTGAGATTCCTATTGGTGCAGGAGCTTTGGATGGTTCAGGTACAGCAGGAAAACTAGCAAAATTCACGGATTCAGATACGCTTGGTGATTCTCTATTAACTGAAAGTACAAATAGTGTTAGTTTAGCTGATAATAAAGAATTAATACTTGGTAATGATTCTGATTTAACAATAAAACATTCAAGCACTGGTAACCAAAACTTAATTAAAAGCGACACTCATCAATTATTTATAACTTCTGATGTAGGTATGGAATTAGCTGATAATGGTGGTAAATCATATTTTGAAGCTACGGAGGGTGGAAGTTCAAGATTATTTTTTAATAATTCAAAAAAAATAGAGACAACTAATACTGGAGCGGACATAACTGGAACAATAACAACAACTGGTAGCGTATCAGTAGGAGATTCTATCACTCTTGCAGATAATAATAAAATAAAGCTAGGTAGTAGTGCAGATTTAGAGATATTTCACTCTGGTGATGATAGTTTTATAAAAGATGTTGGCACAGGTAGTTTATTTATAGATACTGATGGGACTGCAATTCAACTAACGTCAAGTAGCACTTCAAAAAATATGCTAAGAGGTATTAAAGATGGTGCAGTTGAATTATATCACAATAATTCTAAACGCTTAGAGACCACAAGTACAGGTATAAATGTAACTGGTGATATAATTGCAAAAGAAGGTGTACAATCATCAAAATTTGAAACAGATGGAAATGATTTAGTATTATCTGCTAATACAACTCAAACAAATGTAAGCCCAAACATTATATTTAAAAGTTCTGTATCTGGGGGAAGTATAAGTGAACGTATGAGAATTGATTCTGGTGGTAGGTTAGGTTTAAAAGAATCATCACCAACAACATTTTTAGATGTTCGTGGGGATAGTACGGCATTACCCACATCATCAGGAACATCTGTTAGTGCAGGAACAAGAACAAGATTAGGTTCGACAGCAACTTCAACATTAACTGCTGTTTTAGATTTTGGTATTGGTACATCATCAAGAGCTTGGATACAATCAACTGACAGAACAGATTTAAGTGCAATAAATCCTCTTTTATTAAATCCTAATGGAGGTAATGTTGGTATAAATACTGGAACAAATACACCCTCTGTAGCTTTAGATGTTGGTGGGGATGCAACTTTTACTGGTAATTTGTTTGCAAGAAGAGGAAGTTTTGGAACAGCCTCAAATTTTAATTTTGATTTATATAATAATGGAATAAGTTATTTTAATGGTGAAGTAACAATAGACGATAGTGCTAGTGTAAGTGGAGATTTGCTTGTGGGTAAAACTTCAAATGATATATCAGTAGCTGGTGCAAAAATAGGTGCAAGTACAGGTTCAAACTTTACAAGAGATAGTGCTGAAGTTGTTTTTGTTAACAGAACAACTGATAATGGAAAAGCCATAACAATAGCAAAAGATGGTACTGCTGTAGGTGTAATTGGTACTGAAAAATGGGGAATTGGTACTGCTACACCTGCGTTTGCTAGTGGAAGTGGTTTAGAAATACAAAAAGCAGGAATAGCTACATTAAGATTACAAAATTCAAATAGCAAGTCTGTAGAATTAACACAAGACGCAGATTTTAAAATAGCGTCTATGAATAGTAGTTCTAATATATTATTTATACCTACTGAGAACGTAGGAATTGGAAATACGAATCCACAAGCTAAATTACATATCACTGGAACTGAAAACACAGACGATACAAAATTATATTTAACTGAAAATAATAGTCTTTTAGGAGGATATTTTAAATATAATGGTGACGCTAATATAAATTTTATAGGGGGGTTAGATACCACTGAAAAACCAGTAATCAGGTTTCCTAGGGATGGAAGCGAGTTAAGGTTTTTAACTTCATCATCAGAGCGTATGAGACTGGATTCTAACGGTAACGTAGGAATTGGAGTTGAACCTGAAACAGATTGGCACTCAACTTATAAAGCATTACAATTAAATACAGCTAGTGCTTTTGCTTCTTATGGAAGTGGTACAACTTTTGGAACTGTTATATCAACTAACCAAAGAACAGTTGGAAATACTTTTGTTCAGAATAATAAATATATAGCTTCAGCACCTGCACAGTTATATTTACAAGATAATTCAGGTAATCATATTTGGTACAATGCACCTTCAGGTACAGAAGATGACACTATTACTTGGTCTGAACGTATGGTTATAAATTCTAGTGGTTTTGTTGGTATTGGAACGACTAGTCCAAAACATTATTCAGGAACTACTGGTACAGTTTTATCTTTGCATAGTGCAACTCATAGAGGTATTTTAGAATTAAGTGGTGCATCAAATTCTGATGAAGCAATTATTGGTGCAATAACATTTGCTAACACAGAAAACACTTCGGCAAATGGTGCATTATCTCAAATTTTTACTTATACAGAGACAAGCGATTCAAATGCAGGTGATGATAGTGGTGGACATCTAGCATTTTTAACTAGACCCGAAGCAGGTACAATCACAGAACGTATGCGTATAGATTCTAGTGGGCAGATAACTAACACAATGTCAGGCGGTACAGTTTCTACTGATATAAATGGGCATATAACAAGTTTTCAAACTTTAGATACTGCAACAGCAGGTGGAAGATTTATTGGTAAAAGCAATAGAGGTGTATTAGGTTCTATTCACATAGAACAAACAACAACAAGTGCCGATGGTGGATATATAGGTTTTGAAACTTCACCAAGTGGTTCAACTACGCCAACAGAACGTATGCGGATTTCAAGTGGGGGTGAAATACAAGTAGGTAACGCAGTTGGTGGTTCTGATGTTGATACTGGAACAAGAATTAGTGCAACCCAAATGAGACAATCAAACGCAGGAACTGGTGCTCACGATTTTCACGATTTTTATAGAGGCACAGAAGGTTCTTTATCAAGAGTTGGTAATATTCGTACCACTGGTACTACAACTGCATACAATACTTCTTCTGATTACAGATTAAAAGAAGATTTACAAGATTTTAATGCTTTAGAGATTGCATCAAAAATTAAGATGTACGACTTTAAATGGAAAGCAGATGATTCAAGAAGTTATGGTGTGATGGCACACGAACTTCAAGAAGTTTTACCACAAGCTGTAGCAGGAGAAAAAGACGCTATTAACAAAGACGGTACTATAAATCCACAAGGAGTTGATTATAGTAAGTTAGTACCAATCTTACTAAAGTCAATACAAGAATTAGAAGCTAGAGTTCAAGAACTAGAAAAAGAGATTTAAAAAATTATTATATTTGTTTAAATATTAAATTAAAATTATGGCTAAATCAAAAAATACTTATTCGTGGAACTGTCGTACTGTCGATTGTTATACATCAAAAAAAGAAGGTGAAGAAACATATTCTGACGTTGTTTATAATATTCATTGGCGTTATACTGCAACTTCTGACAAAGTAGATTCAGAAGGTAATCCGTACGTAGCAACAAGCATTGGAACGCAATCAGTATCTACAGAAGACATCAAAGATTTTATACCTTTTGCAGACTTGTCTAATACTAAAGTTACTGAATGGTGTGAGACTGGTATTGGTGAAGAACAAGTTGCAAAGATGAAAGAAGGTTTAGATGCACAGATCGAAGAAAAAATAAATCCAACTCACGTTACACTTCAAGTTTCAGAATAAAAATAATTATACATTTTCTTATTTAAGTTTGTAATAATATTTGTATAACATTTTTAAATTTATAATATTATGGCTTCGACTGGACTTATGAATGGATCACTTCTTGTACTTCAGATCAGTACAGATGGAAATACCTTCACAAATCTCGGACATTCTACATCAGCATCATTGTCATTTACTTTAGATACGCCTGAAGCGACTTCTAAAGATAGTGGTGGATATAGAGAGGTGATTGCAGGTGCAAGATCAATCGACATTAGTTTCGATTCTTTTGTTGCCTATGACGATACCGTAGATGTTGATACTATGATAGGACACGCAAATAATAGAACAAAAATTCACGCAAGATTTGGTACTGCCGTAAGTGGTGATACCACTTATGCAGTTCAAGGGTTTATTAGTTCTATTGATTATACAGCAGATGCAGAAGCACCAATTACGTTTAGTGGTACTTTTACATCAACTGGTGCTGTTTCTATAGGTACAAACTAATATTTTTATATTAAAATTATTAATGTTAGTTTTACTTAATGAATAGTAAAAGAGGTTACATTAAAATAGAGATTGGAGGGAAACAAAGAACCCTCCATTTTTCTATGAATTTTTGGTGTCACTTTACAGAAACTCTTGGCATCGGTCTTAATGATTTAGAAAAATACTTTACGGCAGATAACTTAAATATATCATCAATAAGAGCATTGATTTATTCAGGTCTTATTGCTTATGATCAAGAAGAAAAGAATCCGATTGATTATACGATATATGATGTTGGTTCTTGGCTTGAAGATTTTGGTGCAGAGAAACTACAAAAAGTGATGTCTGCACTTACTGAATCAAGGATACTTGGTAACGATCTTAATATGGGAATACCAAGAGTATCTAAGGAAGAATTAAAAAAAAAGTAGATACTAATATTTGGGAAGACATATTAGATTTCTACATCGGTCAATGTGGTATCCATCCTGATACGTTTTGGAAAAATACGTTTGCAGAAAATACAAGAATGTCAGAGGCATTTCAAATACATCAAAACTTAGAATGGGAAAGGTTGCGTTATATATCAGCTATGCTTGTTAATGTAAACGCTCAAAAAAGTTCACAACGCATACAACCAAATAAATTATTTAAACTACCACAAGACAACGCAGTTAAAAAGAAAGCATCAAAACCATTAACTAAAGATGAATTAGATAATGTTTTGAAAGACTGGGATAAGACGATGACCGAAGGTAAAATATCTAAGATGTAAAATATTTATATTTGTTACTAAATTCTAATTTATGGCAACAGAAAAATTAAGGTTTGAGTTTGATGGTGATGCTTCAAAGTTTAAACAAGCAATACAACAAAGTAATAAAAGCGTAAATAATTTTGGTTCTAATTTAGCCAAGATAGGTGGTATAATAGCAGGAGCTTTTGCTGTAGATAAATTATTAGAGTTTGGAAGTGCAATTATAGAAACTACATCTTCATTCGAAAGATTTGAAGCTGTATTAACTAACACATTAGGCAGTACATCTGAAGCTCAAAAAGCACTTAGTGATATTACAGATTTTGCATCAAGAACACCATTTAGTGTTTTAGAATTAACAGATTCTTTTGTTCGTTTAGCTAATCAGGGTTTTAAACCAACAAGAGAAGAAATGAGAAAGCTTGGTGATCTTGCATCATCTACTGGTAAACAGTTCGATATGTTAGCTGAAGCTGTTATAGATGCACAAGTAGGAGAATTTGAAAGATTAAAAGAGTTTGGTATAAGAGCAGAAAAGCAAGGTGACAAAGTTACGTTTACTTTTAAAGGAGTTAAAAAACAAGTTGATTTTACAGCACAATCTATTCAAGATTATGTTCTTTCTTTAGGTGATATAGAAGGTGTTTCAGGAGCAATGGCATCTATTTCAGAAACTCTAGGTGGTCAGATTTCAAACTTAGGTGACAGTTTTGATAGTCTACAATTTGCATTAGGTCAAGAATTAAAACCAGTTCTTGAGGATGTAATAAGTTCAATGAGTACATTATTTACTAAAACTACTGAATTTTTACAAAGTGGAGGTATCAAAACTTTTTTTGGTAATTTATTAAGTGGTATAAATCCTTTAGCAGGTCAGCTTATTAAAACACAAGGCCAAGTTCAAAAGACAGTAAATGAAGTTAAAAAAGCAGTATTATCTTCATCAGAAACTATAAAAAAATCTAATGAAAAAATATCAAGTTCTACGGTTGAGGTAACAGATAAAATGAGGGAAGAAGCATTTGAAATGTTTTTAGCTAATGATACTGCAAAAATGTTACAACCAACTATGAGAGGTGTTGCAGAAGGATTTGATATTGCCACATTAAAAACTAGAGAATATTTAACAAGTATTCAAGAATCTACAAATGCTCAAAAACAATTTGCAATGGTTTCAAACTTCGTTACTACTGGTCTTAATTTAGTATTTGATGCTTTATCTGATCCAACTGGATTTGATTCTTTTGTTAAAAGTATTAAAAAGGTTATAGTCCAATTATTAAAACAACTAGCAATAATGACTGCAATATCAGCTATATTTTCTTTAGTTACTGGTGGTAAATTTGTTTTTTCTGATATTTTTAAAGCAGTTACTGGTTTAGGCAGACCAACTGATGGTTTTAAATTATTTGCAGAGGGTGGTATTGTAACAAAACCAACAATGGGAATAATCGGAGAGAACAATCAGTCTGAAGCCGTCATACCTTTGAATAGGTTGCCACAGATGATGGGATCAATAGGAGGTAATCAAAGAGGTGAATTTACTTTAAGAGGTCAAGATTTAATATTAGCACTTGAAAGAGCAGGTGATTTTAGAACAAGAGTTACTGGTTAATTATGTCTAATTATGGAGAAAAATACGGTGTAAATTTTTTTGATGTAGATGAAAATAAATTTCGTTTACAGATATTAGAATATGGTTACGGTGGTGATTCATCTACCAACCTTACACTAGCTAAGAATCCAATCACAATTACTTACGAACAAGACGATGATTATTTCAAACCAATTATTGGTTCTACTTGTAAGATTGATTTAATAATAGAAGATAAAACATTAGGTGATGAATGGGAAGATGAACCTACTAACTGGGAAGTTGCTGACTTTTTTTGGGAGTATGTTGATCTTACTTTTTTAGCACCACAATCAGATAGAGAATTTAAAATAAAAGTACATAGAGAAATTTTAAATGGAACAAGTGATGCGTATGCTGTAGCAAATAGATTAAAAGATACATCTGTAGATTTTACTGCTAAACTAAAAGTAGGTGATTTAATTATTAATACAACTACTGGAGCATCAACAACTGTTGCACAAGTAAGTTCTGCAACAATTATTAAATTAAGTGCTGATATTTTTGCAGATGCAGGTGGTGAAACCTATGAAATATTTAGAAACTTATGGACTGGCTTCATTGTTCAAGACAGTTACACATTTCCTATTGCAAACTATCCATTTCAGATAAGCGTTTATGCTAGTGATCTAATTGGTACTTTAGATGGTTATACTTATGATCTTACTACTAATTCACCAACAGCTTTTGCTTCTATACAGAATTGTCTTAAAAATATTAATGTTCAAGATGCAGAAGGTACTGCCGTAAAGAGTTTAGAGTTTGGTTATAAGGTTCTATGTAGATTAAATTATTTTACGGTTTCAGCAGGTTCTTATACATCAAATGATAATCCTTATACATTGACACACATAAATTTTGTTGATGCGTTTAAAGATGAAAATTCAAATTTCTTAGATTGTAAAACAATATTAATATCATTATTACAAATGTTTAATTGTCGTATATTCCAACACGAAGGAACTTGGACAATAATCGATAATGCTTCTTTATCACTTAGTTCATTCAATGATAGTGGTGGTTCATATTCAAAAGAATTTAAAGTTTATAGCAAGGCAGGATCGCTTACTGGAACTGAAGCTATTGCTTCACCAGTTGTAAATATTAATTCATCACAGAGCAGTTCTACTATACAACCTATGAATAATGATTTATTAAAAACAATAAAACCTCCTACAATAAGACAAAAGAATCAGATTAAAATAAAACACCAGTTAAAAAAGACTATCACAAATGGTGGTTTTGAAACTACATCCTCACCAACTGGTAGCACACCAAGTTATGGTAATGACGTTGGTACTTGGTCTATCGTTGATAAATCAATAACCTTTGGTGTTGATGTTGAAGCTGTTGATACGTCAATTTCACCTCCAGTCACTTTCGGCAAACCTGCATATCAAGGATCATTCAGTTTATTATCTATAGGTTCTTCATCATCTACATCGACATTTGTTGCAACAAATAATACTGGTAACATTGGATCAACTACAGAAGAAACTATTTTATCTTTTGCAACAAGAGGATTTTCACCTGATCTTTCATCTGATCCTACTGGACAAACACCATTGAATAATATAGGTTATACGATTAAGTTTCAGATACTTCTTGGTGGTGTTCACTATTGGAACAACTCAACTGGTGAATGGACATCAAGCGTAACAACAAATTTTATATTTGATTCTACAAATGACGAATGGGTGAGAAGAGAAATCAAGATGAGTAATGCACCAACTACTGGTGCAGTAGAAATAAAGCTTTTAGTATCACAAGAAAGCACATACGGTAATTCTAATTTTAGAATGTATTATGATGATTTTACATTACAAAGTAGTAGTGATTTAGAGTTTTTAGATACAGAGGTTAAGATTGTTAAAACAGAATTTAAAAATAATAATGCAGTATTGAAATCTGTAGAAAATATATTTGGTACAATTCAAGATGCAAAATATAGTAATTGTTTAGTTGATGCTAGTGGTAATGTTATATTTCAATTCAAAGGTTTTGATGAAGGCGTTGCACTTGGAAATCCTTTGGAGGTAAAAATGAATCAACAACGATTAAATGATTTTGCAAAAAACAATGAAAGATATGAAGGTACATTTAGAAAATTAAAAGATAGCGATAATTTTACAACACCAATAAGTATGCTTACGCTTCCAAAAATAAGTTTTGATACCTTTAGTTTAGATAATCATTGTGCTATTGACAACTTTCAATATAATGTATCTGAAAACAGATACAGTTTAAGGATGCACGTACCTGATCAATCTAACTTCACAGATGCTAATTTATTCAATGATATAGAAGTTAGAAGAAACTTCTACGAAGATAAACCTAAAGATTAAGATTTATTTTCTAAATGCTTCAATGATTTACATTCTTCATTCAATAAATCATTAAAATCTTTGATTTCTTTTTTAAAACTATTTATGATCTTTCTTCTTTCTTCAAGATTGTGCATAGAATTTGAGCAACTATCTAAAAAGTTTTCTTTCAAAAATTCATATAAACTCATACAAAAAGTATTAGTGAAACATAAAGCGTTGAAAACAACACAATCAAAAATAAGAAATCTATTATTAACTTTTTCATATTATTTGGTTTTACAAAATTTACATACACCATTTTTTCTTGCAACAATTCTATAACAACATTCTCTTGTACATAAATATAAATCAAGAAAGTACTTTACAAGAAATCTAATTATCTTCTTCATATTCAGATAATAAATCTTTTGCTTCATTATAAACTTCATTAGAAATAACATAAGTCATATCAACTGGTTCATTGAGAATTACTCTTTCACCAGTTTCAGGTTGATATTCGGTCATCTTAATTATCAAAGTTCTATAATCGTAATAAGCATAGAACGTAAATATGTCGTGTTCAAATGTCATTGCTTCTTCCCTATTAACTCTTCAATCTCATCTGCTAACTCTTTCATAGATTTTAACTTAGTCATTATAGAACTTTGTTCTATCTTATCTCTTAACGGTGTGTTAAGGAACTCTATTCGCTTTTTAACACGCTTCTTACGTGCTTTCTCTCTTGCTCTGTCGTAACTATCATTTTTCATAATTAATCGCTTAAATCGTTTATTTTAGTTTTGTGTCTTATAACAATACAATAATAAAATATTTTTTACAAATAAAAAAATATTTATACGTATTTCTGTTTTAATGTTCTGATATGATCGTGGAGTTTAGACCAGTCATCAGATTCAGATTCATCGTAAGACCACTCTATCTCATTTTTAATGAGACATTCAAGTGATTCTAATAATAGCAGTTTATCTTCTTTAGAGGATGTTTTATGTCTCATTTAATTAATTTATGTCTCACAGTTAATAATATTATTCCATATCAACATCTCAATGATTTCGTGAAAATCATCTTTCTTCATAATAACATATTCACCATTATTCTTTCTTTTATGATATATGATCTTATAATCGTCACCATCTGCCTCCATCTCTTTGAATATCTTATGGTAAGATGGATTATTAATTAATGATTTGCATTGAACTGCAAACGGTTTAGTGTTTACTAAATCAATCTTTCTATCATCCATCATCTTTGATGCGTACCTAGAGGTTTCACAATTAGACCAACCGAGTTCTTTATATTCTCTGCGAATTTGTCTCTCGTAATCGTGCCCCTTTCTTCTGTTTGTGTTTGACATAAAATATACTTAATACTGCTATCAATCCAATAGCAATAAATTTAATTAATCTTTTTCTTACCATCTCTTTTTACAAATAACGCATAACCCAAATAACAATAGTTGATAACATCTGCAAACCTCGAATGTATTGGTTCGCTCTTTTTAAGGTTAGCGTTTTTAAGGTGAGCATAAATACTTTGTATTTGCTTCTCAAAGAATGTTGCCCATACTTTCATCTCAGATGTTTCTAATCTTTCTGCCGTACTCTTGAAGTTTGCAAGAACATCTGTATCTTCATTTGTGTACTCAGGTCTTTTACTTAACATTATATCAAATGAATAATCGTTTAATTGTTTTACTAATTTGTCAAATTCTGTCTGTGTCATTTTAAAATAATTTTAATTGTTTTATATGATCTTTATATCTTTTTAAAGCTGAGTTATAATAGTCTATGTCTATTTCAAATCCTATAAAATTATATCCTAAATTATGACAAGCTATTGCTATTGATCCACTACCTAAATGTGTATCTAATATTTTATTACCATCTTTAGCATAATTCATTAATAACCATTCATAAAGTTTAACTGGTTTTTGTGTTGGATGTATTCTATGTTCTTTATTTTTCATATTTTCTTGTAACATTCCTGACCATTTCCATTTTATTTTTCTTACAGAAGTTTTAAAGTTAGTCCAAGCTAACTCACAATCTGCAAAATCTGTATCTCCATTGTCTTTATCCCATACAACCCAACAACTAGAATCATAAGGTATTCTACTTATAAAGTGATTAGCACCCCATATTATTTGATTTTTGCTTACTCTAAATAATTCTTTAAAATATTTTTTATTAGGAGCAACCTTATCCCAATTTGTTTTTTTATATTCTATCTTTTTAGCAACTCCACCACCTTTTCCTTGTGATTGGTTAGTTACATTAATTCCATAAGGAGGATCAACTATAGCTAAGTCAAACTCATTATCTGACATTTCTCTCATAGCTTCCATACAATCTTTATTATGAATTTTTATCACAATACCTTTTTTAAAATGTCATACTTTACCGGATCAAGTTCTTTGATCTTACTTAAAAAGATCAGTTGTTCTTGATTAGCTTTTTCTCTTTCTTCATCGGTAGAATCAATACCAAGATTACATTCAATCTTTGCCATTGCTTCCATAAGAGCATCAATCTTAGCTTTCACTTGCTTATTGGTATTATAAGCACCATAGATTTCTCTTTTTTCGTTTCTATTTAAATCATCAGTTGTTGGTGTCATTAATTATAAATTTTAAAATTATGATTTCTTTCATCAAGTTTTGTTAGTTTATCTATTTGATCTTTTGAAATCTTAGTTATAAATTTCATATCTTCTAAAAACCAACAAATAGTTTTTTTATTAATGTTTCTTTGTTTGAAGTCAAGAATTTTAATTTTATTTTGATTTTCTAGTTCTATTGCTTTTGAAACTGGTAGATAATGTATGTCTCCAAGTTTATCATCTACAAAGAAGATTATAACATCAATACCTTTTTTATTTAGTTTTATATACTCTTGATAATGTTTATAATCAATTCCAGTCATTGGGTATTTATTTAATCTTGCTTTTGTTTTTACCTCTATGTATTTAATATCATTATTTATTTTATTCATTAAAATTAAATCTACCCAATGTGATTTATCTTTTATGTTTTGTGTTAAAATATCATATTCAGGAAATAATTTTTTTAAAGTTTCAATAACTATAGATTCTCCTAAAGTTCCTTTTTTAAAAGTTTTTGTTTTAGTAATCATTTAAATTTATTTATTTGATTTCCATAGTTATACCATCCACTTCTTTGTTCTCTACTAAAATAATCTAGTTTACTACCTAAACATATATCATTAACCATATCATAAAAACAATCAGGTTTTCTACTATGTTCTCTCCCTTTTTCTGTAATTATATCTCTATATTTAGTGTTGTTATATATTGGTTTACCCTTAATTCCAAGTAAACAGAATTCACATTGCATCCTTAACCAATTACCCATTCCCATTTTATCCTTATTCCATACAAGAGTTGCTTTATATTCAAAACCCCAATTTTCTAAAATATACTTCGCCTCATATAAGTACGCATGAGTAGACCATAACCACAGTACAGAGTTTTCAGATGAGGGTAAATTAATATTTTTTATTTCATCTAAACTCATTGATGGATACGGATTTGCAATTCTACTTCCATCAGGATCATAGGTTCTATTATATTCCCAAGGCGGATCAACAACAAGAACATCGTATTCATCAAGAAGGTTTGTGTAATCTAATTTATCAATATCCTCTTTTTGTTTTTGTAAATCATTATCTCTTTCTATTTTTTTTGCAACTTTCAACATTCTAGTGGTTGTTAGTTCAATACGTTTATTGGTTTCTGCTTTCGCAGTTTCTATTTCGTTTTCAAATGTTTCTTCAGGTAATGATGCTATTTTTTGAAACTCGTGTGATTGTCTTTTGTTTATACCAAAATCAGATATAGAGCAAAGTTCCTTTTTGTAACTTTGCTTTTTATTATGACCACCTTGTGATTGAATTTCTCCTTTTTGTTGACCTTTTTTTATTAAATCACCAAGTTTTCTTTGTGTTCTAAGTTTCTGTTCTCCAATAATGTTTTGTAATTCAGCATCTTTCTTTTCTGCTTTTGCCCAAACTTGTATAGCTTTTACTTTATTTAAATAATCAACACCAGTTTCAATATCTTTTATCTGCATTAATTCATTTTTCATATTATCTCTTAATGCTATTCTAAAAACATTTTTCTCTTCTTCATTTAAATTTTCGTAATTTCTTAATTCAAGTGCATTCATAATTATAATATTAAACTTCCATCTTCATTTACATCATCCCAGTAAAAACCTGAAATGTGTTTTTTATCAATATATTTTTTCCAAGAATCAAAAGCAATCCTCCAAGCTAGTTTACCCTTTTCAATAAGATCATCGGACAAAGAATATACTGCAACGTCAAATGGGTATCTATTCTCAATAGCAATAAATCTAAATGATGTAGGATCATATCCTAACATCTCACAATAGAAACACGATTGTAAGTGATAAGCATAGTTATAGATAGCACTTCTAAACGCTCTAGGTGAAGCATCTTGACAAGTTTTGATGTCAATGATATATCTACCCTTTTTGATTCCATCAGGCCTTATACGTACTGGTACGTCTTCATACGTACCATAATAACTATGCTCAATTTCATCTAAGGTAAATAACAACTTGTTTGCAAGTTCATTATTCATTGCATTTTGTACAATCTGATCTAAGGATTCTTTTTCCTCACCTGAAACCACAATCTTATCTTCGTTTTCATCCATTAATTGTTTCTTATATTCTCTATCTTTTTTTGTTCTTAGGTTAAGGTTCTTTGGTAATGCCAATATTTCTTTTTTTTCAGGTTCTAAGAGTACGCTATGAACTGCACTACCAAAGTTCATTGCAGGTGTTGATACGAACTGTTCTCTATTCAGATAATGATAAACTGACTTGCTATATATTGTTTTTAAACCACTAGCAGATATACTATCGTGAGAATGATATTCTTGGTTTGTATCTTTCTTTTTAATCACTTTATTTTTTTTAAATTATGTTTTATATAATAGATGAAGTATAGGATTGCAGGACTGAACAGTATAATATTCCAAATATTCGGATGCCAAAACTCACCACAAAAACCAAGAAAATGTCTTAAAACTTCTATCATAATCAAAAAGAAGCACCATCATCACCGATTATTAACCGCTTAAATTAAAATGAATCAGGTGCTTCACTCAAATAAAACTAAAAAGTATATGAAAAAAACTAAAACGGTAACCCACTATCATCAGCAGATTGCGTTTCAGTTTTCTTTTTCATCTTGCTTGGATCATTCCAAACAACATTAACATTCTTACCAAATTGATCAGGTTTATCTTTTTTAGATATTCTCAACCTAACAAATTTATTGCCTTTATAATCTTCTACAACATTAGGATTTTGCTTTATCTTATCAAGATTTAAAGTCACGTTGAAGAACTCTCCATACTGACCAGTTACGGTCTTACCACTACCCAAATATATTGTTTCACTCATATTATTTATTTTAAAAGTTTATTATTCATATTATGTGCAACTTTACCGTTAGCACACCAATAACCAAAATGCGATGCAGTTTTAATTATATCACCTTCAGTTATATCTTCGCAGTTACCACCAGTCTTTAAATTCCAAAAGTCAATAGATGCCTTTAACGATGACTGTCTTATTATCTGATTCTGTGTGTCATTCATAGTTCGCATATTAAGGATTTTATAAAACCGATTTTAACCATAGATTCTAGTTCACTAACTTTTAGAGAACTAGGATCATTGAACTTATTATGAATTGTCATAGGCGTTACACCCATCTTTTTTGCTAGTGTTAACTTAGTCATACCAAGTTCTTTTAATCTATATTCTAGTTGTAATCTTTGCAACATAATCACTAAGGTAACATAAAAATATTTATTTTACAATATTTCTTTTTATTATAATATAAATTATTTAATATTGTTTCAGTAAGGAAGAAAACCCTTAATATATATATTTATTATTTATTATACTCTTTAAAGAGAGTATAATAAATAAATTAGACATACTAATCTAATAGACATATTAATAATAAAATAATAAAACTTTTTGAATTATGAAAGAACAACATATGAAAAATCACGCAAAGGAGAAAATTAAAAGTGAGGCGATGGTTTCGTTAAAAGTTGAAGAGTTGATAACAGACTTTGAGACGGCAGAAGCTACCTTTAGATTTGCTGACATATCAAGCAAAAGAAGTAAATACAATAGAGATATTGATGAAGCGTTTTATAATCACGCTAAAAAGTACATAGAAAAATTATCTAAGTTATTGGTTCTTGTAAATGCAGGTGAAATGTACCATTTATACCACTATAGACAAGCTATAATAAAACATAAAAAAGAAATCAATACAATCTATCAAAAGATAAAAGACATTCAATTATGAAGGGTAAACTACAAATTGTTGATTTTGATGATGTCTTAAAACGAGATGATGATGCGAAAGAATGTAAAGAGGTTTACGTAAATGATGTTAGAGATAAGTTAGAAACATTTTTTAAAGATGGTTACGAGTTAGGACAACCATCTTACATTGATAAATTGAATGGTATATTCTCTTGGAGAAAAGGATTCTTATATTGTTTTAGTGGTTATCCACAATCAGGTAAATCAGAGTTTATAAATTATGCAATGTTGTTAAGGGCAAAACATTACGATGATAGGATAGTAATGTATTCACCTGAAACTAATACTTATGAGCTGATAACTAATCTAACAAGAGCATATATAGGTAAGAATGTTAATCCTGAATTTGATAATGTTTGTACCGAAGAAGACTACAATAAAGGTTTAGATTTTATCCAAGATCATTTTGTATTCTTAGAAAACCAAGAAGAACTACCTTCGGTTGCAGGGTTACTTAATACGTTTGAGAGACTATCAGGAAAAGGTTTCGGATGTTATGTCATTGATCCTATGAACTGGTTAGTTGAATCAAATGTCGGTGAAACAAATCTTTATAATTATTTAAAGGTATCACTTACTAATTTAAAAATGTTTGCAAAGAACTTTGATAAAATAGTAAGCTATATAGAACATCCTAAAACACCTTCACCAGTAAAAGGTAAGATACCAAAGGCAACTGCATTTTCATTAGCAGGTGGCACGATGCACTTTAATAAAGTTGATTGTATGTCAATTCTACATAGGATGACAAAAGAAGATTTAGAAGATAAACTATCAAAGGGTGATTTATTAGCAAGACAATTAGCTAATCTTGATAATAATATTAACTTTGTTGAGTTTGAAACAGTTAAAATGAAATCACAAAGGTTGAATGGTAAGTTAGGCAGTCAGCTTTTAGAATATGATTTTATTACTGGTAGATTTAAATAAATAATTAATTATGACAAAAGAACAAGCATTGCAATTAATAGTTCAGGTATGTGAGAAAGGAAATAAATCAGGTCTTTTTACATTATCTGAATCAAGTCTTGTATTACAAGCATTAGAACAATTTGGTGTTCAACCTCCAAAAGTAGAAGAATTAGAAAAAGATGAAGTGGCAGAGGAGGTTACAGAAACAAAAGAAATTAAAGACTAAATATCTTTTTATTTCAGATCAAGATAATATACTAGGTGAATCATTAAATATTTGCGATACAGTAAGAAAATTATGGACTTACTATAAATGTGATTCACAAAGTATATTTATTGCGTTAGATTATAAAACAAAAACGCATCAAATAAGAGAAAAATCATTATCACTTACTGATATTAATAATAATAAAACATACAAATATTTAAATAAAGTTATTACAAGAGATGAATTTATTTTACATTTAGAATGTGATAACAAAAGGCAAGACTAAAGTTTTAAGAGAAATAGAAACATTTATCTTGCGTTATAAAGAAAAAGCAAAAGAACATCAATATCATACAAACGATGATTTAAAATGTTATAAGCGTATTTATGCACTTGCAGAGTTATTTCCAGTAAATGAAAAATATGAAAGAAAATTACCTGAAATAGAATGGCAGATAAAACAGCTTTGGTTGCTATATTATTACTTTAAACAGAGAATAGATGGTAAAAACTTAAAGTATAATCAAATCGTAATAAAATATTCTTAGCTTTGTATTATGCCAACAAAAACCAACATATTAAAAAACAACTTAATCAATGCTCTTGAAAAGCATTTAGGTGTTGTTACATCTGCTTGTAAAGAGGTAGGATGTAATAGATCAACATTCTATAAGTATTATAATAATGATTCTAAATTTAAAGAAAAGGTAGATGAGCTTCAGAATGTAGCATTAGACTTTGTAGAATCAAAACTGTTTGAACAGATACAAAATGATAATGCAACTTCAACAATATTTTACCTAAAAACTAAGGGCAAAAGCAGAGGTTTCATCGAACAACAAATACTCGAACATAAGGGTGGAATAGAAAGCAAACTTATTGAATGGAAGCCAGTAGAAAAGAAACAGTAGAATGTAACATCCAATTCTATCAGTTACTAAATTCAGATAAAAGAATAACTGTGATGCAGGGAGGAAGTAGATCAGGAAAGACATACGCAATAGTACAACATCTCATTTATCTATTAACCACAAGACAAAACAGATTGGTCATTACCATAGCAAGAAAAACATTACCTGCACTTAAAGGATCAGTATATAGAGACTTTATGGAAATTGCTGATAAGGTTGGTATCACATACTTTGCAGAAATCAATAAAGCAGAAATGACATTTAAGTATAAGAATCATCTTGTAGAGTTTATATCATTAGATAATGAAATGAAAGTAAGAGGTAGGAAACGAACACATTGCTTCTTAAATGAAGCTAATGAGTTCTACCTAGAAGATTTTAACCAGTTATCACTAAGAACAACCGAAAAGATGATACTTGATTTTAACCCTTCTGATGTGATTCATTGGATATATTCTGACATCTGCACAAGAGATGATTGCGATACTTATATTACCACATTTGAAGATAATGCTTTTATTGATCCTGAAATAAAAAAAGAAATACTAAGAATGAAAGAAAGAGATGCAGACAGATGGAGGGTTTACGGTTTAGGTGAAAGAGCAACATTTAAAGAAGGACAAATATTTGATAATTGGAAATGGATTGATTACAAAGATTTTATTGATAAAGATAGTTCAGAGGTTGCGTATGGTCTTGATTGGGGTTATAGCAATGATGAGACTTCAATCGTAGAAGTAAGAAGAAAGAATGATAGATTGTTTGTACACGAATTATTATATAAAAAAGGTTTGACAAATCAAGACATTTATAATGAAATAAATAATTTAGGATTAGAAGAAGAATTATTTATTTGCGATAGTGCAGAACCAAAATCACTTGAAGATATGAAAAGATTAGGATTGTACTGTAAACCATCTATTAAGGGTGCAGGTTCTGTAATGAATGGTATTCAGATCATAAAAGAATACGATGTATTTGCTTCTAAGCAAAGCAAAAACCTGCTTCAAGAGTATCAGTATTATATATGGCAATCAAATAAAGACGGTCAAACTATTAACAAAATAAAACAAAATGGTATGGATCACCTAATGGATGCGTTCAGATATGCAGTAACAACTGGACTAGCAAGAGAGAGTACCCTTATCATTGTTTAATAATTTTTTGTATTTTTGAAAATAAATTCTATATATGGCAAGTTTTCTTCAAAGAATCAGGAATGGTTTAAAAGCATTTGGTAATCAACAGACCAATGAACAATATAATAGATTCATTTATAATGTACTTGGAAATAATAAAATAACTAATTCTCAATACAATGATGAATTTATAGATAAAGGATACAAATTCAATCCAACCATTTATTCACTAATTCAACTAATATCTAAGTCTGCAATAACTGTTCCATATAAGATATTTAAAAAAGTAGATGCTAGTGCAATAAAAGAATATAAATCATTAACATCAAACGGACTAAATGAAGATTCAGTATTTAGGGCAAAGTTGATGAGAAAACATATTTTAGAAGAAGTTGAGCATACTGCATTAGCGAAACTTCTTGAAAGACCAAACCCTGCACAATCATTTTCTGTTTTCTTGCAAGAGTTAATATCGTTTGGTAAACTTACTGGCAACAGATTTATTTATGGTATTGCACCTGAAAATGGAGAAAACAAAGGTGTATATTCACAATTATATAATCTACCTGCACACCTCATAGAGATAAAGTCTGACGGTATCTTCAAACCAGTATCAAAATATACAATGATGTATAATGATAGTAAATATGAATTATCTGCTGAAGAAGTATTGCACATTGCAGATTTCAATCCTGACTATCAGGGTGATGGTACACATCTATATGGTCAATCACCGATAGAGGCAGGTATGAGAGTTCTTACTACGGCAAATGAAGCTGTAGAAACTAATCTTAAATTCTTACATAATCAATCGGCAAGAGGTATGTTATCACCTGATGGAGACGAACAAATTACACCAACACAAGCACAACAATTAAAAGATGCACTAAGAAGAAATTATCAAGGAAGCAAGTCTGCAAATGATATTATGATTACTGGTAAGAAGTTTTCGTGGACAAACTTTGGTTTATCTACTTCTGACTTGCAATTATTAGAATCATATAATGCAACAATAAAAGATTTGTGTAATCTGTATGGCGTACCAGTACAATTATTAAATAATACAGAATCTACAACATACGATAATTATAGGATAGCTAGAAAGGTATTGTTTACTAATGCAATCATTCCTGAACTTAATAAGATCAGAGATGAGTTTAATAGATGGTTAGTTCCAATGTATGGTGAAGATTTATTCTTTGACTTTGATTATAGTGCTATACCTGAACTTATGCCTGAACAACAACAACTTGTTGATAATTTATCTAAAAGTTATTGGTTAAGTTCTAATGAAAAAAGGGAAGCTAGTGGATACGGTATTGATGAAGACAATCCTATTATGAACGAATACTTAGTGCCTAGTCAATTTGTCCCAATATCTGATTTAGATTTAGGTATATCTGAAGATGTATCTTTCCCAGTACAAGAGGCAGAGGAAGAAGAAGATGTAATGACAGATGATGATATGGAAGATATGATGCACGATGCCGAAGAAAAACAAGAGATGACTGCAAGGTTAAGAACTGCCTTAGAAAATAAAGTTGAAGAACACAATGAAAAGGTAGGTGATGATAAGACAAAAAGAACTACTGTAAGAACATTATTCCAAGTATATAGAAGGGGTGTAGGTGCATATAGAAACAATCCTGCATCTGTACGACCAAACGTAAGAAACGAAGACCAATGGGCGATGGGAAGAATAAATTCATTTATTTATGCACTTAGAAATGGTCGATTTAGAAGTGGTAAACACGATACAGACTTATTACCTGAAGGTCATCCAATGTCTAGTAAAGATGATAAAGCATTAGCTGATGAAGTATATGATACAAGGGTAGAGGCACAAGAGAGAGCAGAAGCGATTGGTTGTTCTACAACACACACCCACGAATCAGAAGATGGAATGGTATATATGCCTTGTGCAAATATGGAAGAACTACAAGAAACATTAAATTCATATAAAAGTGAAAATAAAGAATTAGTAAGGGGTATGACTGATGTATTTACAACACAAGAAGAAGCAGAGGCAAGAGCAGAAGAACTTGGTGGTAGTGGTTCTCATTCTCATACTTGGGATGGTGATGAGGTATTTATGCCATTTGAAACACACGAAGAATATAACGAAGCAGTAGGAAATAAAGATAAAGAAGAAGAAGAAGAAGAATATAAACAAGAAACTTATGACGATTATCCTAAATCTGTAAGAGAGAACGCTAAGAAAGCACAAGAAATAAATGAATCTTTCAATAATCCTTGTGCAACCTTAGTTGGAAAAAACAGAGCGAATGATCTTATTGCAGGGCGTGGTTTGTCATTGGAAATTGTTAAAAAGACATTTGCATATCTATCAAGAGCTTACGAATATGTTACTGGTGACTACATAGATGAAAAGGATAAACCAATTTGTGGTGATATATCTTACTCATTATGGGGTGGTGATAACAAAGTATCTAGGGTTGAAGATGATCCTATGTACAAATGGTGTAAGAGGATTTTAGATAAAGCAGAAGAAGATGCCACTACCTAAACCGAGAGCAGGAGAATCAAGCAATCAATTTGTTCAAAGATGTATGATTGATGATACATCTATGTCAGAATATCCTAACACACAACAACGATATGCAGTATGCAGAAGTATATCTGCAAGAAAATCAATACAAATTAAGCAGAACAGAAGAAAGGTATCTACTGAATTTGAGAAACAAATTAGAATAGCACAAAAAAAGAATCTACCTATTGCATACCAATTCTATATTGTGGGATATGATAAAGCAGTTAAGATGTATGAATTAAACCCTACACCAACAAATCAAAACTTCAATACATTATTTACAGAAAAAGAAGTTGTTGAAATGTACAAACAGATGTATAGACAAACTGGTTTACGATTTGCATATTGGTATAGAAAACATTTTAGATTATTTGTAAATAAAATGTCTGAATTTGAATTTCAAAGATTATTAGATAGAATAGAAAGAGGCCAACAATTAACTGCACAAGAAAGAGCAAACTTAGAATCTACAATTATAGAAGGTCTCGATAGATATGCTACGCAAAGAAGTAATTACTTAGCTACTGCCAAAGAAGTCACTTCTGTCAATGGTGTTGCACTACAAACACTTAAAAAGGTTATTAATGATTTAACTAAAAGTGAAGAGTTTATGGCAATGGGTTTAGAAGAAAGGGTAAGAGAAATATCTAAAAAATTAAGATTTAAAGCAAGGTGGATGGCAAGAAGAATCGTGCAAACAGAGACAACTGCTTCTGCGAACTTTGGTATTCAACTATCTGCATCAGATATATATGGTGATGATAACTTAGTTAAAGAATGGATTTCAGGAGGTAGGAATGTAAGGGATACTCACAGATCAGCAGACACTCAATATGGTAGAACTCCTATACCATCAAACGAACCATATCAAGTTGGTGGTTCATTATTGATGTTTCCATCTGATACATCTTTAGGTGCATTAGCTAAAGAAGTTGTGAACTGTAAATGTTTATCTGTTCCCTTCGTACAAGTAGACTAAAACATTAGAAAAAAAATTGTATTATTTTTGAAAATAAATTTAAGATTATGAATAAAGTATTATTTAAACAAGGAGAGATAAGTGATATAGATGAAAAGTTAGGAATCGTAAAAGGTTATGGTTCGGTTTTTGGTAATGTAGATTCAGATAAAGATATTATAGAAAAAGGTGCTTACGCAAGAACCATTAAAAATAATGGTAAAAGAATAAAATATTTATATCAACACGATATAACGAAACCTATTGGTAAGATGAGAGAATTAGAAGAGGATAGTTATGGTTTAAAATTTATAGCCGAAATCCCCAAGACCACATTTGGTGAAGAAGTTTTAGAACTTATGAAATATGGTGTTATAGATGAAAACTCTGTCGGTATAATGCCAGTAAAAAAAGATTTTAAAGAAGATGGTGTAAGAGTTATTTCAGAAGCTAAGCTATTTGAAATATCAGCAGTAACTCTTGCATCAAACGAAGAAGCAAAAATATT